TAGATGGCCCTCTTTGGAATTATCATGGCCGGGGGCTAAGTTAAATTCATTACCAGCATCATCCAAGAAGAATAAGGATTGGGTCTGAGTGCCCACGCCTGCCTCATATGGCTTAACATATATCTTGCCGAAGTCAGCTGACGACAGAGGGGAGTTGGCCTGCTCTCTGAGTGCAACCGTTCCGCTAGAACTTGCATCGCCACTGTTGGAGATTAATAGTGCGGACCTACCGTCCACAATTGATAAATCATCAACAATGCCACCCTTGTTGGTGTGACACCTAATGTCACCAATGGCAGTTGTTCCGCTTTGATGAACAAAGAAGCTTATCTCTTGACCTTTAGCGGTCATGCTATGCCCAAGTCTAGACATCTCATAGGAAGGATGCGATGAGTGGTTTTGATAAGAAACAATTAGGCCTGAACAGGGTATATTGCCATTACCAAGGAGTTCTACTTTACTCCTTTTATTTATTGAGAGACTAGAAAATCTAGCTTCTACATCTCCAGTAGCCTGAACATTGAATATTGTATCGGGTAAGGTTGGAGAACCAGCACTGGTATGAGTCTTATTCGTTATGCCTACAAGGCCAGACTGTGATGGTACACCACCATTCCTTAGAATAGTAACAGCCTCAAGGATTTCAGACTGGCCATTCTCTACGTGTATTGATAATCTATCTTTTTTCATGGTGTTCCTTTATGCGTCGATCTCGTCGTGGTAAACAATGCTAAAGCCTCGCTTACCAGATACTGTTTTGATCCTACTGGCAAATTCTTGAGCAACTTTAACCCCAGAGTCAACAGTTCCATACATTACATAGTAGTTATACGCAGCGGGGTTGCCTAAAGCCGGATTGTTGTGATTACCTATGTGTGTACCCGAATTGGCTATGAAATTCACATTCTTTAGAGTGGGGTATGCACCAACATGGTCTTCCCTAGAGAGATACGCTTTATCACCAGATGGATGCTCACTTCGAGTAAATAGACCGTAGCAACCGCTCTGTTTAACTAAAGAAAGACCGTGGTCACCAAGAACTCTATTGCCTTGGAAGTGACAACCACTATCAATTTCTATACTTATGTTTGATTGCCACCTAGATCTAGAAAAGTGGTTATCTATTTCTAAACACTTTGTATTTGGGTCTGCATTTCTGAATATAAACTTATAATCTCTTTGATAATCATAGCCGCTAGAGTGGACTATGAAGCCACCACCGTCAACCGATTCGTCTGTTAGGTAGCCGCAAACTAAATCGTTGTGAAATCCAAATCCGGCAGCATCACAAACGCCGCTCGTGGCTAAGTGGAGAGTCTTGCAGTCGTACAGGCAATCATTAATGGTGTGGTATTGTAGGTCATTAATCATTGCGTTACCGCTAACTACAATGTCATTGAAATAACCGTCCCATAGCAGTTTGTTTCCCCCAACCGTGCCATCGGAATAGCCCAAAGAATAAATCTTATTTTCATTTGGTACGATATTACCGGCAACCGTAATCATGCCTTGATCGCCAGATGGCGTGCTTGTTGCAACACCAACTTTTCCGCCAGAGAAGTGAATCACCTCATTCACAGAGGCGAAGGGGTAGTTAGAGTTACCAACATTAAACGATGATGTGTGAGATGGGGCTATATCGCCAGAAACCTGTAGCGACCCATTTGAATGCAGTATTTGGGTGGCAACACCCAATCTGTTGTTAAGAAGATCCCCAAACATGAGGGGCATTCTGCCAGAGCTAGAAGAGAAGTCTTCACAGTTGTAGTCAGAGTCAATAGGGTCAACACCTAAGTAAAACCTATAGCTTTGACCTGTTGGTATATGGCTACCCGCACCATGGCCTATGGCAATATTAAACGATCCAGTCCTTAGTGACTGGAGTGACATGGAGCCTAAAGATGTATTACCAGAACCGGTCGTGTTCCCGGCTGTGGAGTTAAATCCTGCCGCTGTGTTGTATGTACCGTGGAGGTTGCACCCTAAAGAGTGTGAGCCTAATGCGGTATTTTGTGACCCTTGGTAATTTGCACCTAAAGCATAATATCCAAAAGCTGAGTTATCTATGCTAGTTCTTCCAGCATATTGCAGCTTGCTTAATGCCAATTCACCAGCTATAGTACTTCTGGTATCTGGCGTAGCAAAATTAGAGCTTACTATTTCATTTCCATCTGTAAACAGATGGATTGAATCTACTAAATCTCTAAGAGAGATCCTAAGATCAAGGGGGGATATTAATTGCGTAGAATTATCTTCTAGAAGGGAGTTTATCTTCGCAATATACTCAGATTTGGTTAGTATCATTTTTTAGCCTATAAAAATTAACTAAAGCTGATTTGTAAAGTTGCGGTATCAAACTTTACTGTGTCTCCGGTGTATATAATCCTTGGATTTGATAACGGTGCATACATAAGCAGGTTTCCAGTGCCATATTCACCAGAATCTACTATAGCAATGCCTGACACCCAGCCCCAGTCAACTAATGCGGCACTTCCTGCCCCTTCATCAAACATGAAAGAAGAAGCGTTTTTTATAATACCACTTCCAGCATCAAGGTCATCTGAGCTATAACTCCATTTGCCATTCCCCTGAGTAGAAGGGTCGCCTAGGTTAATCCTAGCATATCCAGTGGAATTGTTCTTTGAATCCCCCGAAGGGAGTTCTGGAAGTGTTCCGCCGTGATATTGAGCATTACCATCGTTTGCTTCTGCTGGCACCCCTGAGCACAAGGCGATGGCGATATTTTCTGGTTTGGGGAAACTTTGCCCCCTAAAGAGATGGTGCAAAAGACCAGACTCTAAATAATCTGATAAAGAAGCCATTTTTGTTCAAACCTCCTAAAAAGTCCTCGTTAAGACTGTAGTTACATCCTATTATACACGAAAAAAGAGCCATTCCCAATATTATGAGAATGACTCTTTATCGCTTCAGGATGTGAAGGGGATTAGAAGGAGCCTAAAATAACTCTTCTATTATCCAAAACACCAAAACCAAGTTCAGCCCAGCCGTAGTAGCCAGCACGCTGTTGTCTGTGAAGAGCGGGGTCTTCAAAGACTTGCATTTGCTGCTTCATAGGCATGATGAAGCTATCATTGGCACCTTGGTCTACACCAACAACCAACTCAAGGTCAGAAGTCTGGACAGAACCACCAAGACCGTCCGTAAAGAACGTTTGATATTCCTGACCTTCTCCGAGTTCGTCGAGGTCGTGCAGATTTACACCAAAGATTCGGGTGATTGGGGCACCACCTTCACTTGCGGTATAAATTTCTCGACGAGTTACTTCGTCGATTTGATCCAGACCCCAGTTGCGAACGTCTTCCAGAGCTTCTGGAGACACATAAAGGTCTGTGAGGCGACCGCGATTAGCGGAGCCGGTGTTACCGCCAGCATTTCTTCGCATAGTGGTCTGCATGAGAGAAACGAGTCTCTTGCTGAACATACCAGCGGTTGCGTCACCGTCGTAAACCAAGATGTTACGATCAACAGCGGCTGCTAATAGCGTATGCCATCCGTCGTCATTCATCTTCTTGGTGAAACCAGCTTCAAGAGCTTGCATTGCACGAGCTACGATATCCCAACGTGCTTCACGAGCATAACGAAGCAAGAAGTCAATCGAGCTGGTAATGCTGTAAGTTGGAATCGTTACGTAGTCACTTTCAACGGCTCGTTCTGGAATACGACCGTGGCCGGGATTTGTATAAGCTACATGCTCACCTTCAAGCCCCGGAGAAATTAGATCGAGAGGATACTCGGTAGAGGCTCCCGGCTCGACATTGATAGTTTCGAAAATATCGCCAAGGATATTTCCAACAAGAACGCCCTTACGCAGGGGTAGTTCTAACGCCTTAGCGAATTCTCGCTGTGCGGCATGTGCGACATTTTGGTCGCTATCACCAGACTTCTTCAGAAGCCCGATAAATTCGTCACTAGGTCTTTCTGTATATGACATTATTAATATCTCCTTTAGTTTAGGGCTTAAGCACCGAAGGTGTTAGGAAGGTTAACATAAACTTTGGCATAGCCATCGGCATCCTTGCGGGACATGAATCGTCCGACTGCAAGTTCACCAGATGCGGCTGCAAAAGTTGTACTATTACAAATTGCACCGGCGGTTACTGGTGATGCAAACGCAAGATCGCCAGCGGCTGGCGTTCCGTCGATATTGCTTGTACCCACCCATCCACGAGTCATAACAGTAACCTTCCCACCCTTTTGAACTTCGTCTTTGAACTGATTCAAATGGGTTCTAGTGAGGTCTTTGTTAACAACATCATTGAGTAAAACTCCTACAGGAACGCTAGTTGCGGTTGCGGAGGCATATTTGACAAGGTTTTCACCTTGATCGAGTGCGGCACCAGAGGCACCGGCGAGAGCTGCTGCGTCAAGGACAACAACGCCCCCACGAGTTGCAGTACCAGCATTATAAAAGTGGCTGATATCTGTTGATTCTTCAAATCTATCTGCTTTAAGAGCCATTTTAAAATCTCCTTGTGTTTATTTATTAGAAAGGACGTGGTTTGAAAGCCATTCAGCAACACTGGCTCGCGTTGCGTCTACTTCGTCATATTCATCGGCTTCGACAAGCGTAGCCTCTGTAGATTCCACCTCTTCGAAGGCCTCAGCAGTGACTTCTTCAGCTTCTGCTTCTTCTTCTTCTACAGCTTCTTCTGCTTTAACATCTTCCTCTTCATCCTTCTTCTTTTTGTCAAAAGGATTTTCTTTATCGTCTTTTTTAGCTGCCTTCTTTTTGTAAAGAGCAACAACAGACTCAAAAGCCTCATCTTCTAAAGCGTCAAAGCTTGCAAGAGATTCTTCCACGTCTTCTTCGCTGATACCAGCTTCAACAAGGGCGGCTTTTCTCTTCTCCATTTTTTCTCGCATTTGCATCTCGGCCATCTCTTTCTTAGCTTCTTCAAGTTCATTCTGAGACGTAGCGAGAGTATCTTCGAGTTCGGCAACACGAGCTTGAGTAGACTTAATTAGTTCATTAAGCTCATCAATAGTTGCCTTACTTTGCTCTTCTGTTGCTTCATAAGACTCAACCTGCAAAGCAAACTCTTTATCTTTTGCTTCTTCGATTTTAGCCTTAATTGCTTCGTTTTCGGCCTTAGCTTCCGTGAGCTGTGCCTGAACCTCAGCCAACTGTTTTTCTAACAGTGATTGATCTGACATGTTAATATCTCCTATTAAAAGTTGAGAATCAGATTCGTTTAAATTAAAGTTTACGCTTGCGGCAGTTTTGCCACTCAAGATTATGCTTCTTGAGTTGGCAGGCTTCGCAACTAGCCCTTTACCTGAAAAGGATATATTAGTCAGGGCACGGCCAATCTTGTATCCCTCGTACTCACCAGTTCCCCCGTAGGAGCGAAGATGTTTAGTAAGAAATGAAGACTGCTCGTCTCTTGCTAATACTTTTGCGTTGCCTTCCGGGTCTATTAATGCATAGTTAAAGCCCGCAAACAGACATTCCATAGAAACGTACCATTTCCCCTCTTCTATTTCGGAAATGATTTTTTCCATTCGCCCCCTATTTTCGTCGTTAACCCAACTATTGTAGAGAACTGCTTGAGTTACGATGTCGAACTCATCCGGTCTATTTTCTTCGTCATCCGCTACAGCTTTTCCATCCTTGGTTAACACATAGCTTCCGGTAATGTGCCCGATAATATCATTTTCATCGTGCATGAAGTTAAACTGTTTGTCTTCGGGGGTGTTTCTGGCATCCCAAGTGGCATCGGCCATGAACACATCATCGTTTTTATTCCAACCGGTCGAAACTAAAACTGACTCTAAATAATATAAATCTACTTGGTCTTTATTCTCTGCTAAAACTTTATCTAATATGTCTTGATCAGATATCGTGTTTCTAGCCGCCTCAAGGTTGCTGGTATGCAAAGTAGCTTCAGAACAATACGCAATGCTGGCGGTGCTTTTAACAAGCTCACCAATTCCCGCGTCTATCTCTTTCTGGTATATTTTTATTGTCATTATTTTGCCTCACAGGATTATACACAAAAAAATAAAAAAAATGAAAAAACACTAAGAATTCTGGAAAAAGTGTTCGACAAAAGCCCCTATGACTTTCTTTTTGTATGAATTTATTGGCATTTCTGAGGCAGAAATATTTTCATCTAAAAGTTTGTCGCTGAAAGACTTGGGAGTTCTCTGGGTAGAAGACAAGGCCTTCAGGATAGAAGGCTCATCCGTGGGCATCATTGGATCAAGGTTTGTTAGCACATGAATTTTAAGCGTCTCAAGGGTGCATACCTCAGATTTGGTCAATTGTCTAAGGTTCTTTTTGTTGTTGGCTCCTAGAAACGATTTATTTAGAGTGGTAGATATGTCTTCAAAGGCGTCATTTGTCCATACAATCAAATCTGCTAATCCGGGCTTAGACTTCGGGGTATCAACCCTTTTCTTTCTTGGTTCCTTGTCGGGGGTAAACGGTGGGCGACCATTATCCTTTTTTTCTTTCTTTGTCTGATTCGACGGACCCCCGTCCTTCTTCTCGTTAACCTTGGCTTGTTTGTCAATCTTCTCAAGCTCTTGTTTATGGTTAGCGTTATGAAATGGCCCAGCCTTATCTGGATAGGCATCATTATTGCGGCTTTTTTGCTCTCTTTTTAAACGCATTTTTTCAACGGATGGGATTTCTTTAAACCTCTCTAGAATAGTCTCTTGGCTAATTATGTCCCTATCAGCAAGCTGTATCAAAAGGTTCTTTTCTGATGACTCATCAGATAGGCTCATTTGATCAAACGTTATGTGGGCAGGTTTTCTAAAACCCATAGACTTTCTTATAAACTCAACTTCAGCTTCCCAGAACTTGGTTAATTGGTCTCTACCATATTGTAACCTCTCCACCAGAGTCTTAAGGGATATAAAGTTATTAGTAAACCCGCCGCCGTTATTAGCCATCCCAGTCAAAGTTGGTGGAACGCCTAAACCGGCATAAATACTATTTAAAACAGACTGGTATTTTTCTGAGCCTAAGAATTTATACACCTGACTATTGGATTCTGCATAGCTTAATTCTGGCCCCCAGACTAATTCCATGGTGCCTCCACCGACATTGCTTGCCAGTATGTTTCTAAGCTTATTAATTGCAGACTTATTGGGAAGAATCTTATGATCTAGGCTGCCAAGAGTCCACAGTCTAATGTTTGAAATTGCACCGTCTAAGGCAGACAGATCAGCTAGCCTCATCTTTTCCAGCATGATGATATCATCTAGAATTGCATAGGTTAAAGGGTGTGCCCATTGCTGCCAATCGTCTTTTTTATAGTAAAAAGTACTAAGCCTCTCGCTTTCAAGTTCTATCTTTTTCTTGCCCTGTTTGATTGCATTCTTGACATTTGTCGGCAAGGTCTCTAGAACCTTGGGTGGCACGCCGCCGTCCTTAAAATTATCAAAAAACGAATTTGCGGTTAGTTCGTAGTTTTTTACGCCTAAGAACAGGTTAATGCTGCCGTCCTTGATATCTATGTTTAACGGGTTTAAGAAGTTATACCTCCAAGGGACCATATTTTCTTGGATTTTGGGAACCTCTAGCTTTATATCTTTTGCTAGTGATTTGATGTATTTTTTGATCTCT